CGGGAAACCGGATTTCTCAAGCTGCTCAGACCACAGCGGACCAAAGTGATCCGTCAAAACCTGAGAGGGGAAGAAGTCTAGTAGATCTCGCGTGATTCCAACTTCACGTTGGAACTTAGTAACTGGACTGGCGTCTCTCCGCTTTATGAGCGTTGAGGCACCAGGACCCCAGTCTGGCATTGAGAGTACCTCGTCAGCCGTATAGGTTCCAAGAATCTTAGCAATTTTTCGAATGACTGCGTTATGCAGCCAAACGGTAGCCCCGGTATAAAGGGGGTCACTGCCAAGATTCATGAAGCGCCTATTCGTCTCCTTACAGCTAAGCTCAAAAGAATCGAACTTAGCCAAAGCAACTTCGTCCAAGTCTAGTCCAGTAGATAAACCGCTGAACTTCGACAGAAACTTAGTCGCCGTGTAGGAGTCTCGAGCCGCCTCGAATGTTAAATAAGAAGCGGGATTGCATTCTAGATTTGCAAGCTGCTCATGCTCTTCCGAATTAAAGAGGAGCCAAACAGTAAGCGATCTAGGGCAATCGAGACCAGCGAGAAACAACTCAATTACCTGAGATTCAACCCCAGGCACAGCGCGGTACGTGGAAACACCCTTAAGGTATTTCCGGTCATACATCTTAGATGACATGACGTGCTCCTATTCATGATTGTCCGATAAAGGGTAATTAGCCCCTAGCTCCTAATACGGAGCCTCAAACGTTTCCACAGCTGCTTTGAGAGGCGAGGCCGTCAAATCAGACGGCGCCGCATCAGAAGCAGTGATTGTGGTCGCGAAAAGCGATGCCATATGGCTGAGAAGCGCTTGCCTCTCCGCCAATGTGGACCGCTCTGGCAACATGAACTCCATTATCCCCGTGCAATCGTATGCCTTCGTCGGCGCTGGCTGTATGCCAGTAGCTGTTGAAGGTGACGTCTGCTCGAGGGTGGGGAGCACAACTTTCGCCGTTACTTTGTAGACTCGGCTCGCCTTTGACGGCGGACGAACTTGCATCGAAAACGACGGATAACCGATGGCGATTCCGCCAGATCGGTCAACGTACCGAACAACGCCCGGTTGAATGAATCCCTCGGGGTCGAACGTCTTGTCCACTCCCACAGTCGCGCTCGTCGTGAGCTTGGTTGCGGAGAGTATGGACGAGGTCTTTACAGGGGCAATAGCCGCCATATAAACTCCATCTTTCAAAGGTGGTACGTGCGGTGACCTCTAGGTACAAAAGCAGCACGGAGCAACGCCAAGCCATTAAGAGCATGAGTTACGGAGAGCGGATTCTTGAACTCCGGGAACCTGGCCGACGGAAACTGTGTCAGTTTCGATCGGTTCAGGAGAACGGTGGTCCTAGAATACGTCCCCTTCATACTCGTTTTTGACCAAAAAGGCGGTGCCGATTCGTCACTACTTCTGAACACCACACTATATGCATTCTGTCTCGTGAATTGACTGGAAAACCCATCGACGAAGTACATACCTTTAAACGCAGATAGCGTTTCAAGATACGGCCCAATCGGCAGGAACCAATCTATCACGAACGAATACGGTATGATCTCCCAAACGAGGTTAATGGGATTTGTGAAACCAGTCTGAGCCAAGAACGCAGTCAAGCGATCATCCAATCGAAACCAAATTCCGTAACGGAATGTACTAAAGGTCTCGATCATATGAACTCCTGACACTTTGTTCGTGACACCCATCGTAGAAATACTAATGGGTACACGTTCATTGAGCGTCTTTGTCGCAGATGCTGTCACACGCCGAATGCGGCGATCATCCAGATTTAATCTGGCGAGCGCCTCCATTGAACCCTGGATGTCCATCAGAAGGGGTTTCCAACCATACTGTAACTCGAGCCAGTTCTTTGCTGTCCCGAGTCCCGGGCGTGGTTGGGACCTCCTGTTCTTCATCCTGTGCAATGGATCATATAAGAGTGCTGCCGCGCGACGAAGCTGACCTTGCTTCACCGCTCGGATCGCTTTAGTCAACCGCATGACCGTGTTAGCAATCATACGGGTGGTTTGACTAATTTGAACTATATCCTGCGCAAGGTTGGAAGACATCCCAACCTCAGCACGATCTATCAGCCTTCTTAGCGCTGCATTCTGGAGTCCCGTTAAATGGGATGCTCCAGTCGGCTCAGGCCATAGTGAGGGCCAAGGGAATATGCGTTCTTGCCAAGCACCGGTGTAGT